ATCAACAACGAAAACAAAGCGCGGCTTGACAACGAGCTTCGCGGTATGTAATTTTTTTTCATAACTTCTATAACTTGCGTCCCCGCAAGTTACCCGATTGTCTCAAGGAAATTTTTCCATTCGTTTTCATTCTGAACAAAATAGCGGGGGCAATCTTTACCCGTTATGTCAAAATGGCGGTATACGTTTTTTACCGTCAATTTGTGCCGCGATAGTAAATCAACAACAAGCTCGCGGGCGGCGTCGAGGGTTGCTTTTTCAAAAGATCCCGTCCAGTCCGGGTGGCAAAGTTCGATGCCGAGGGTGTCGTTGTTTGGATAAGTGCCGAGCGCCGCAAGCGCAAGGGTTGTATATTTTTGCGCGCCCACATGATAGCCGACCTCGGTTTCCGGTAGGCATTGAATTATTTCACCCTGTAGGCCGATCACAAAATGCGCCGAGGCATAGCGGGTGTTTTTTGCCTCGGCGTTTTGGGTTTTCAAGCTGTCAAAATAATTACGGTTTGCAAGGGCGCTCGTGCCGGGGTTTGCGACCCAATGTAAAACAACACCTTGCACACCTTTTAATAAAGTACCCGGTCTTGAAAATTGATTTTTTGCCAAAAACAGTTGTTCAATTTTCATCATTGCCTCCTAAAATCTGTTTAAGCTGGTCTATGCTATCGGCGCAAGGGATATTGAGCCGCTTTGCGATATACCGCTCCATTGTCGCGCCCTCGCTTTGCGCCCAGTCCTTCAAGAAATAAACGCAAGTGGCGCCGCACAATTCTTTAATACAAACGCGCATATAATCAGCCCATACCGGGGCGGGCTTGCCGTGCGCGGTAAAGCTACGCTCAACGCGGGCGGCTATATGTAAAGGGTTTATTACTTTTATGCCGCGGAAACGCGGGTATCTTGCAAGCTCCGCTATTTGTGTATAGGCCGATTGAAAAGCCCGCTTGTTGTTGTTTGGCATACCGGTAATTGCACCGGATATATAAACAATCATTTTGACGGTGCCCCGGTTTCGGGCGGTTTGCTTTGCGCCCGTAGTTGCGCCAGATATTCACGCGCCGCGTCCACATCTATTTTGTATTCCGCTATTTGTTGCCAGTACCATAGCGGCATTGATACGGTATCGGTTGCCTCATCGTATTCTACGCTATCGGGCGGCGGGAATACGGGGAAGGTAACGGACGGAATTTCGCGCACATATTCAATTTTTGTTGTTGCGCAAGCTGTTATTGATAGCGTCAAAACGCTCGCGGCCAGTACCGCTGGAAAGTTGAGCCTTTTCATTTTCCGCATGGTTGTATACCTCCTCCCTTATTTCTTCTTTTACTACTTCAAAAGCCTTGTCGCTTTCGGCTTTTCGGAGCGCCGCCTGGTTTTGTTCGTTTTGTTCCGCCTTGCGCCCTTTTACATGTCCAAAAATAAAAGCGCCGAAAACGGAAAAAACATAAACCGCAAAAACTATCAAAATTGTATAACCCATAATGCCCGCCTCCTGTAAAGCAAAAGGTTTCTTGAAACCGGACTTGCGTCGACGCAAGTCTTTAAGTAACTATCTTGTTGCCCTCTACCGCCGCAACGAGGCCGCCTACCACAATCAGAAAGCCCACGCCGAAACTTGCGTATAGCGCGTCACAATTCCGGGCATAGGCAGATGACAAAATGAAAGCCTCGATAATAAGCAAAGAAAAAATTATGAGGCTTGTAATGTATCGCGGTTTGTTTATCTGCTTGTATTCCCCAGGGGGGAGCGCTGAGGTTTTCTTTATCATAACGGCAATATCCACACCCAAAAAAACGCCTACGATACTGGTAAACGTAATTGACAGCGAAACAATGACCGTGCTGTCTTTGACAAAAAATAACATTCCCGCGGTAAACAGGAAACCTACAAAGAGCCATACTAACTGCTCGGTCTTTGTGTCTTTCATTTTTTCACCCCCAAATAAACTAAAAATAAAGTTACAAGCGCCGCCACTACTACCGAAAGCACGATAGAGCCGATTTTCCCCCACGCTTGAAGCGCCGTCCGCGCGGGGGAATTTTCCACTTTTTCAAGCCGTTCAAAATAACGGTCTAATGTTAGGTTGTGCGCCGCGACCCTTGACTCCAGTTGTTCAATTCTCATTCCCTGCCTTGTATCGGTATTTTCCAGTTTATGAAATTGATCAATAAGGTTGTCAATTTTTTTTTCAATGCGCGCGAGCCTATTCTCCTCTTCGGCCATAACCCCTCCTATAACTTGCGTCGACGCAAGTTTTTTTATTCATTGTCGTTGTCAATTTTTTCGCCGCCCTCTTCACCTTCCCCGGCGCCGCTTGTTTCGCCGTCCGATGTATCACCCTCGGATTTTTCAATAGCCTTTTGTTCTATCTTTCCAAAATCCTGTTGAAACCCATACCGCGCCATAAGCTCGCGCTCCCGTTTTATTTTGTTTTGCACCGCCCTGAAATCGAGCCCGCTAAATTCCCGCGCGGGTTGTTCGTTTGGTATCCATCCCATAGAGGCGAGGTCTTTCATTGCCGCCGCCTCGCGGTGAATATCCACGGACGGGCGGCTAATCCCCGACCATTCACATTTAAGCCACGCGCCGCGGAGCTTCCATTGCGCCGGGTCAAAGGCGGCTGTCTTAAAGCGCGGCAAGTTAAGCTCGCCTCTAAGGGCGGATTGTATGATGAATTCCTGGTAGACAATTTGACAATAATCTTTCGCGTTTTTGAATGTGCGGTATTTTAATGTTATGCCGTATTCATTGCTTGCCTGCCGGGCGGCGCTATAGCTTGAGCCAAACTTTAATAAAACTACCTCCGGGGGTATTTCGTTTGACCAACAAATAGCGGAAACGATAATTTCTTCAAACTTTCCAAAATTGGTATTAGGGCGGCGGGTGTCAAAACTTACGGGCTCCTCGCCGGGGGCGAGGCGGTCAAGCGCCGAGCCGGGCAGCATTTGCGCTATTTTTTGTTCATTAGGCGGAAAGCCCGAAACTTGCGGGGACGCATTTTCGGCGGCGGTATGGGCGGCGGGGGTTCCCGCAAAAGCCGCGCCCTTGCCCATATTAAAAACAGGGTTCGTGCCGGCTTGCCCCGGTTGCGTTTTTTTAATAAAAAAGGCGGTGAGTGAATTGACCACGGCGGCGCGTAGTTCGGCGTTTTTATATCGGTCGAGGTCTTTGAGCATAAATAGTACGCTTGCCAGTAGGGGTATACCGCGCACATCATTCAACATCTTTTCGCCGCCGTAGACCATCCACGAAATTTGGCGGCCCGATTTTTCACCCACTACAGGGACGCGTCGAAAGCTGATTGTTTGCCCGTCCCATTCTTCCACATGGTAGGCGATATGGCGGCCGGCGGCGTCAATTTCCACGCCGTGTATAACGCGGTTATTCCCGCGCGGCGTGTAGTTCGGGTTTGTTTTTATGTAGTTGCCGTTTATCCAATCCCAACAGGGCAAGCCCGTTTGTTGGTTTATCCGCGCAACAATTATGCCGTCACCGCAAAGTATCGCCTCAAGGCGGCATTGATTTTGAAATTCCCCAAAAGTAAGTTGCCTTTTGTAGTCAAAGACATTGTAATCCGCGGCGTATAACAAAAAGGACTCGGTCATCTTTTCGCCAAAATCTACCGCGAGCTTTTCCCGCTCATCGGGGGATTTTTCGGGCCAGATTATCGAGGCGATAGGCGTCGCCTCCGGTGTTATGCCCGTGAAAATTTCATTGCGCAACATTCTTTTGATAATGCCCTTGACATAGGCATTTTCTACAAACAGTTGTAACGACCGTTGCCGCAAGGTGTAGTAATCTACGCCATACTCCCATAGATAATTACGGGTGGGGCCAAAACTACCGGGGAAGGTATCGCCGTCAAAAACATCTTCTACAATGTTGCGTACATAATAGTTGAGGACGTCTTCTATTTTGTTTTCCGTGCGGGGGGACATTTTTTCTACTGTCAAAACGGCACCACCTGAACATAGCCCGCCCCGGCGTTATCAATGTTATCGAGCGCCGTGATTGCCTCCTGTATCTGCTTTAACAGGGCGGCGCGTTGTTGTATTAGTTCGGGCAAGTTTACACGGTGGACGGTTTGGTTGCTTTGCCCCGTGTCTATGGTGTAGCTTTCCACCTCTTGCCGCTCCAGCTTGAGGATAGCTTTGTCAAGCTCGTGTAAAAGTATGCGGCTGTTGTTTAGCTGGTCTTGCCAAAACTGCCTATCGGTGCCGGATAGGGCGGGGTGCCCCGCCTCGATTATTGCCATGTTACTTATAGGATAGCCCCCCAAAAAAAGAAAGCTATAAAGTTTTAAGAAAATCATAATTTTTATTGCGGCTCCTCGTAAAATGCCCCGGTTTTTGCCGCTTCCCAAAATGCCCGCCAGTTTAGCGCCGCCAGTTGCAAGGTGTATTTACAGTAATACTCCGCCGCAATTTCAAGCGCCGCGAGGTTGTAAACGTAGGTATCAAAACCATGATTTTCTTTTCCAAAGTCTTGTATCCACGAAACCTTAGTAATGTTTTCCGCGCCATTTAATTTAGTAAAAACTTTTTTTTCCGCTTCAAAATACTTGAAGTAATCGTCTCTAAAATCTTCCGGGAAGTTTGGATACCATAGCGGTTGAAATTTATCAGTTTCCCAAAATGAATTTGTGAGCGAGGCGCTTATTCTATCTTTTAATTTTCCGGTGTTGATATGAAACGCTTGCGCCATGCCTATTTGTTCAAGGGATTTTGCCGTGAAAAGCGCGTAGGTTTCCCCGGTATTTATCCAGTCTTTGCCCTTCGCGGCATACACGCCGAAAGAATGACGCTTCACAAATTCATAAACAAACCCGGTGTAATGACCGGAGTCTACGAGGGTTATTTGTATCCGGTAAACTTTTCCATCATCGCCTATAAAGCGCCTATCGCTAATATATTCGTCAAGCTGATCCCACGGGCCATTAAATTGCTCGGTGTTGCCATTGATAGGGAAAAAATCCAGCGTCCATGTTGCGCCGCCGTCTGAATATCCTTTAACATCCACATATAAACATTTTTGTTGTACGTCTACCGCCGCCACGATTAAAAGAATAGGTGAGCCGGTGTCTTTTATCGCCATAGTATTAGGCACATGGTTTGCTACAAAGCCGGAGCGTTTGAAAAGCAACGCGCGCTCGGAGTCTATCTGTTTGCCGCCGTCTTCAAAAGTTAAACCCTGCTTTGTGTTTCTGAAAACGCGGTACTTTTCCCTATCGCGGACGCGGTTCCGCTCAACATCCCAACACTCCACCCATTGCTTGACCATGTCTTCCCATGAAAACATCCCCGGAGGGTTATATAAAGGCGATATATGAAATGATTTTGTATCGGGTGAAATTGGTTTTTCTACCGCGGCGCGCCATTCACCGCGCGGAATTATGGCGGCTTTGTCATAGTTTTTCATAACGCCGCCGCAATCGGGGTTACAACATTTATAAGAAACCGTGTCATATATCGGGTTAAAATGTTTATCATTTTCCCAAACAATACCCCACCTGTACCCGGTTTCTTTATCTTCCCCGTGCCATACAAGCTCTTGCATGGCGCCGCAATGCTTACAGGGCACATAAAACTTTTCTTGATCCCCCGCAAGATATAGTTTTTCTATTTTGCTTGTTTGTTTTACAAGGGGTGTAGAAGTCCATAGAATTTTTCTTTTATTGCTATAGGCATCGGTGCGGTTTCTTACAAGGTTTGTAACCGTGCCCTCTTTCGGTATGCTATCGGGAAAAGCGTCCACCTCGTCCGCCAGCGCCAGCGGGTATGATATGCCGCGGAAACGCGCCGGGCTCCGTCCGCCGAAAAAATGTAAATAACCGCCGGGGTATTCTTTCGCTATCGCGGTATCACCGGTATTGCGGCTCCCCTTTTTTTTTCGGCTTTGCGCGAAAATAAGGTCGCGCGCCCCGGCGTTGTCAAGCATTTTTTCAATTTTTATTTGTACCGATGTGCGCATAAG